GCCCCAGCGCCGGGTTCGGCGGAAACACCGCCTCGTAAACCGCGGCGCACCGCCCCGCTATATCGCCAGGTGCCGGTATCGGCCAGGTCGTGCCAACCGTCGCGCTCATCCGCCCACACTCTGCGAAAGCTCAACCACCGTATTTCCCGCCTGCACCCGGTAGCCGAGTATCTGCGGCGCCACCCACCGCACCAGCACCGTCAGCGCGAAGCCCCGCACGGTTTCGAGCCACTGCACCGCCTGCGCGACCGCTTGCTCAACCCCCTGCCGCGTCTCCTCATCCGCCAGCGCCCGGTCATAAAGCCACAACCGGCTGCCCGTAAGCTGCCCCGTAGCGTCAAGCGCATCACCCGGATAACCCCGCCTGGCCGTCAAACTCACCGGCTCGCTCCAATCCGGCACCAAAACCGGCAGAACATCACCAGCCTGCGCCCGCCGGTCCGCCAGCAGGCTCATCAGCATCGCGGAAGCCGGCGTGTTATCGACGGCAAAATCGGTTCCGGCCGCATTCAGCGCGATATCGCAACAGCGCAAAGCCGGGTTATATTGCAAGGCTATATCCATGCTGGCAGCATCCGCGCGCGCGCAACGCCCCGCACGCTAGACATGTCTAGCGCCGCACTCATTCAGGGTCCGGCGCGGACGGTGTCGCTCCGCCGGTCCCATGCCCAACATGCTGATTGTAATGCCCGCGCAGCCGGTCCAGGCTGCCATGGCTGTCCGAAAGCGTGCCTGTCGTCGCCAGGTTCCCATTCACGGTCACATTGCCATCCAGCGCGATGTTGGTAGCGTTCACCGTGACGTTAGCGCCCCAGATTTCCACAGCACCCGGCCGCACCTTCACCCGCGTCCCGTCGCCCGCGTAAATCACCGCCTCGCCAGCCGCCAGCCCGCCAAACCGCGCCGATGGATTGCCCAGCGGCAGCACCATCAAATTCCCCGCATCGCCGCCGATCTGGATCACAATCCCAATCGCCCCATCCGCCGGCGGCACGGATGAAAAGCCAAACGGCCACGCCACCTCCACATCCGCCCGGTTCACATCCGTGCCGGTCGAAAGATTCGCCGTCTGCGCCTGCCCCGAATCATTGACGGATGAAACCACCCCCAGCGCCAGCAGGCTCCGCAAATTCCCCACCGCCTGGCGCAGCATATGCATCATCGCGCCCACCCGCGCCATCCCGTCATGGCCGCGAAAGCGGCCATCCACGCCTTCCTTGCTTGCTTAAACATCAACCATTCCGCGTCGGCCCAAAACTCTTCGGCCGCCTCCCAACAATATACCGCGGGTCATCCGCCGGCTCGTCAATCCGGTCGAACGCGGTGCGTCCCGCCAGCTCCAGCTGCGTCCACTCGCCGCTCTGGTCGTACCGGTAACTCACGCCGGAAATCAGCCAGTCCTTATCGGTGCCGATAAACGCATCTGTTACGCGCGAGAGCGCATTCGGCAGCCACAGCGCATTTTTGCTCCCAGCCCGCCAATCCATCACCTTCAGCTGCAACGTCTCGCCCATGCCTTTGGCAATTCTTAAGCCCCAATCCGCCTGCGCCTGCACGCTCGCCGCGCCACTCTGCGTTTTCACCTGCCGCACCGTCGGCCGGTAGCGCGTCACCTCCGGGTCACTCACATGCCCGGTCATGATCGCACTCACGCTCTCCGTGGTCGTCGCCGTGGTGCTGGTCTCCGCCGGAAACGTCAGGCCATCGCGCGGGTCCGTCGCATCCACGATCAGCGGCACCTGGCTCTTGCGCGCCACCGTCCGGTTCGTCTGTCCCTTCACGTAGTAATCCGAAAACCGCTCCGCAAAACTGGATTTTATGCCGCCGCCCCAAATATTCCCCGGCCTGGTCAGCGGCGCCGGCGCCCGGCTGGAGCCACCTTGCGTCAACAACAATCCACCCACGCCGTTGCTCACCGCCAGCAGCGCATTCTGCCGGCACGCCTTCTCAATGGCGCTCATCGCCAGCTCATCAACATCGATTCCGAATACCGGGAACGCCGCCCCCACATCCACATCGGCCGTCACTGGAATTCCAAACGGCTTCGCAATCGCCTGCGCAATTTGCAGCGTATTTAAGCCCCGCCACTCCACCGGCCCATTCGGTGAGGCCGCGCAATCCACCAGGTCACAAGTCGCATCCCGCCCGGTGATGGTGCAGGTGAGCTGATCGCCCTCCCAGCTCGCATCCACCTCATCGATCCAGCCTTTCAGAACCATCGTGCCATCCAGCGTCACGCTGCACGGCATTCCGGCGCTTACGACACCTATGATCGGTTGCGGGTCCAGGTCCAGATCAAAAGCCAGCGCCTCCCGCCCGCTATCCCGGTACGTCACTGAAAAACTTCCAGCGATATCCCGCAGATTCCGGTCCACCTGCACGCTAACCCACCGGCTGATCACAGCCCCGGAAACCGACAAACTCAACCGCCGCGTCGCCCTCGCCGCTGCCGGAATCCCCCCGCTCATGCCGCGATGTTCCTGTTGTAATAGGCCCACTGCCGCTCACGGGCGCGATTCAACTCAACCCGGCGCTTCGCCGCAGCCACCAGAATTTTCAGATCCTGCGAGTCGATGCACCGCCGGATCGCCTGGCCACAATCAAGGCAGCAAACGTTGCCGCGATCATCCACCCAAATCAGATCATGCGGGCATAACGCGCTCACGGCGCCACAACCCCGTCATGCCCGCGTATGCGGGCATCCACGACTTCTTTCTGATCGCGCGACCGATTAATCCGAGCCTGAATCGCAATCGAATGCTCGCCAAGAACCGTGCAGAATTCGCACAGCGGCTCGCGCCCTTGAAACGCGAAAGAGATAACGTGCGAGCCACACTGCATGCATTCAAACTCCGCTGTCCCATCCTTCCGGCGCAGCGCGACCATATCGGCACTCATGCTTCGCGCCAGATGCGTTTCACCAACGACGCTACGGCGGCAAAAGCCTCACAACCAGCATCGATCACCGCCTCGACCTGCGCATTGGTCGGCTGAGGGCCGCCAGCAGCATCAATCTCGTGAAACAATTTCTTCGCCGCACGCTTCAGATTATCTAAACTGTCCATTTTGTCCCCGCTCATTGATTCAAAACCTCCAACGCCCCCGGCGGTACCAGCGCCGGGTGCACAACCTGGTTGCGCGCAATCAAATCCTGGTACGTCGCGAAAACCTCGCCCGGCGTGTCGCCCGAAATATATTGCGCCAGCACCCAGGCCGGCAGCGTCGCGCGGGTGGTGATCGTCACCACCGCCGGCAGCCGGCCGATCTGCGCATTCAAATCCGCCGCTAAAGCGGATTTAAGGCTCACCAAAGCCCGCCATACGGGTGCCGCATTCGCCGGGTCAGTCTGCGCCTGCGCCCCCGCCGCCACGGCCGCCGCGTCAATCGCGGCAAACAATGTCGCCCCCTCCGCCTCGGCCGCCTGCTGGCTGTCATAGCTGATACCGCTCGCCGCCCGCACCGCGCTCGCCACCAGCAGCGCGGTCATCGCCGCACCCATCGCCAGCCCCGGCGCCGGCGTGCGAGCAGCCACCGTGGCGCCCGCCACGGCCGCCAGCAGCGTGCTTGCGGTATCCGCCGGGTCCGCGGCCGCGGCCGCCGCCACCGCCCCGCCGGGCGCCACGGCGGACGGCACCGTGGGCGTGCACGCCCCCGCAATCGCCGCCGGTACCGCAACCATCGCCGCCGCCGTATTGCCCGCCCAGCCGCTCGCCGCGCCGGTGATCGTATCCGCCAGCCCGGCAATCGCGCTGGTGGACGCCGCCAGAATCGCCGGGCCGGAAACGGTGCTGGAAATCGCCGTCTCAACCACCCCGGTCAAATTCGTCAGATACCCCTGCGCGTAGCTCAGCGCACCGGTCAGCTCGGCAATCGGCGCCAGCGCATTGGCCAGCCAATTCTGCGCCTGCGCGGTCACCGCATCGCACGCCGTCTCCAACTGGGTCAGCGTATCCAGCCCGGCCGAGGCCGAAGGGTTGTACGGGTAAAGCTGCATCTCAAACCGCGCCACCCGCAGCTCATTCGCCGCCAGGGAAAAGCGCGGCCGGGACCCCGGCACGAAAATTACCTGCAAACTGCGCAGCCACGGATGCACCAGCGTATACGGCCCCGGCTGCCGGCACGCCGCCTGCATCGTTTTCATCTGGGCAACGTAATCATCACCCACCATCAGCCCGCGCAGCGCAATCGGCCCGTCATCCGCGCCCAGGTCCTGGTAGCTGGCGTCATCAATCCCCGGAAACACAAACCGCTGCACCCGCCGCCCGGTTTCCTGGGAGGTATCGATCACCGCAAACGGCACCCCCGCAAACGTCGCCTGCAACAGCGTGTTATAGAGGCCTTGGATATCGATCATGGCTGGTTCAGCATATTACCAGGGTTGACCGGCGGAACGTTAAAGCCAAATCGTGACCGCTGCGCGCCGTTCGGATATTGGTTCATCTCATGCGCCGCATAAGCCGCCGTCGTGCCTAACGCCGTGCCGAGAGGCGTCGCCACCAGGTTGTTAAATATACCGCTTATCGTCTGAAGACCCGCGGTGAAAGCGCGAAGCGCGGCGCCAAGCAGCTCGAAATCCGGAATCAATATCTGACCGATTTCCCGGTTGAATTGGCTCAGACTTTCATCAAACCGATTCAACCCAGCTTGCGGCGCCGCATTTGCTGAATTGAAATCGTCATTCAGCTGACTCTGCCCGATATTGCGTAGCGTCGAGTAATCCGTCTGGTAAGTGTCCCAGTGCTGCATGATGCTGCGGACCGCGTCGCCGCCCTGCTGGTTCGTGAAGTAATCGCTGATCACAGCATTCCGATCAGTCGGCGTCATGTTTTTTGTCGCATCATGAACGAAGTCCAGAACGGTCTGAATCGGGTCTTTACCCTCAGCAACCGCTTGATCTTCCATCGCGTAAAGATCGGCAGGCTTGACGCCATATTTGTCAAAAATCGCCCGCATCTGCGGCATCAGCATCCGGCTCATCTGCAAGAACGACCGCTCAGCATGTGTCGTGCCGATATAGTGGATCATGTCTGTGTCATCGGTAGCGGCTTCGCTGGGGATCGAAACATTCTTGATGATGGTTTCCATCGCCGCATAGGTGTAATCAGCCACGTCCGGCCCGGTGTCGCCGGCAGTCGCCAGCGCCCCGCCAATCACCGGCAGAAATTGCCCGAAACTTTCCGCCGAAAAATGCCCCAGCTTCGTCGCATACCCCAGTTGCCCAAGGGCAGCGCCCATCTGGTCAGGCGATATTTTGAAGCTGTCGGCCAAAGCAAAAACGGCGCCCTGCATATCCGTCACGTCAATCGCGTGCGCAGTCGCAGCTTCAGCGAGGCTCGGCATAAGCGCGTCGACTTCAGCCGGTTTAAGCCCGGTCGTGATCAAAAACTTGTAAGCGTTCACCAAGTCTTCCGAACTTGCAGAATACTTCAGCGCCAAGTCATCAACCATAGCGGCGATGCGCGATTGTTCATCCGCCGCCGTCGGCCCATGCAGCTGCTCAGTGTTGGTGATTTGGGTTAGAGTCGAACTAAAACCGGCGTATGTCTCAGCAGACTCCTTTCCGAGCGCCAGCTCCAAGCCGGCATACAGCAGATGCGTCATGGCATCGCCATGGGCACCATCTTTCTGCGGGCGTTTCGGATCGTCCGTATCCTCATCCGGCTCCGGCAACTGCGTCCCCGGCGGAATAAACGCCGGCGCGCCATTATCCTCGGCCGAAGGCCCATACGGATTCGGCACAAATGTATTCTCAAAACTATAAGGCCCAGAGCCGCCATAGCCGGCAAACGCCGTCTTCAGATCATCCACCTTCGCGATTTGCGCTTCGGCCGCGGCGCCAATGCCGCCCACCGCATCGATCACCCCTTTCACATCGCCGGTGATCGCCTCGAAATCCGCCCCCAGCTGCGCCGGCCCGCGCATCGCCGCCAGCTCGCCGGTCAAATCCCCCAGCACATCCCGCAACCCCTGCAACGTACTCTCAAGGCTGCCAAACTCGCCGCGCACCTCATCCAGCCCGGCATTCATTTCATTGCGCAGTTTCAGCGTCAGTTCGGCAACAAGATCATCCATCTCAGCCTCCCTTCAATCGCTCGTTCAGCCGGTGCGCGGCGGCATTCCAGAACCGCACCTGGTCAAGCCCCATCGCCTCAATCTCGGAAATCGGCGTGTTGTAATACCGCGCCAGCCCGGCCAGAATTACCGGCCAGTCTTCCGGCCAGGCGTCGTAAAAAAACGCACCACGATCAGCGCGGCCGCGATATCCGAAGCATCCATCGCATCATGCACCAGCCGCGCCCGCCCCAGCGACATCCCCGTCGAGCTCGCAATCATCTGCGGCCGGAAATCATCGCCCGTCGCCTGCGCAATCTCCCGCTGCGCCTTGCCGTTCAACCGCTTCAAATGCAGGCTCGGATATTTCTCTTCCGTCACCGCCCCGGCCGCATCGCGGAAGCGCAGCGTCACCGGGTAATCCAGCGTCAGCACAAAGCTGCCATCGCCCTGCGCCAACGCATTTTCCGGGAAGTCCGGCGGCAGCACCGGCGCTCGTGACGTCACCGTGCCGCCGCCCTCTTCCAGCACCGGAAGCGCCGCCGAAACCGGTGCCGAATCAATCTTGTCCGGGTCATTGAAAACCACCACGTTATCAATACCCATGTTACACTCCCGCTTCCTGCGCCGGCTGGCCGGACCACTCGGCGGAAACATTGCTCCCGCCGCCGCCCTTCACCGCCGGGTCCTTCGAGAAGAACGCGCCATTGATGATGTAAGTCTGCCCGGTATCGCACTTCACCTGCAGCTCGCTCCCGTTCAGCGCCTTCAGCGCGGCAAGGGACATGCCGGCGGTCAGCGGAAAGCTCGCCTTAACCGACGCCGGCATCATCTGCTGGGAATTGGTAATCTGCCGCCCGGCCACCACCGGCGTGCTAATCAGCCCGCCCGTCATGAACGAAGCGCCCTTATCGACAGCCAGCTTC